ATGATCAGGCTCTGCAGCGCAGCCTCTACGCAGCGATGTCCTGGGTGATGGACCGGCGCAAAGACATCGATTACCACGGCAACTGGACAGTGCCATGGGAGGTCAGGCTAGGCACGCTGCGCCTGGCTGCGAGATGGTTTATCCGGCGCAACAGCCCTACCGGGCTTGTGCAGATGGGCGAGCTCGGCGCCGGGCAGATCCCCGCGGTGGACAATGACATCTACCTACAGCTGGGCATCCTGGGTGGTCTGGCATGAGTGCGCCCGGCGATATCAGCGGCACCCCGGGTGTCGAGCGGGTGGTATCCGGCATCGAATTCGCGCTGGCCTCAGTGCCGGATTTCCGCGTCATCAACTCGGTAGCGCTGCCCGTGGTGCCGCCGGCATTGGTGATCGGCCCGCCACGGCTGTCTATTCGGGGTTACTCGTTTGCTGGTACGGGACTGACCACGGCGCAGTTTAACATTTACATTGTCGTGGTGATGAATCAGTACGCGATAGATATTCTGCGATCAATCATAGCATCGGTGATGTATGCGCTTGAGCGGTTCACCCCGGGAATTGTGCTGAGCTCTGTCCCCGGGGTTTATCCCAGCCCGGGCGGCTCATTGCCAGCGTATATTGTGACCTTTCAGCAAGAGCTGAGATAGTAGGAGCTGCGCTAATGACGATACCGCTTATCACTCCCATGGTGCATCAGCAACGGCTCAAAGTGGTCACGTTTACGCTGGCCACCACGGACTTTACCACACAAATGTCCAGCTGGACGATGCAGAACAATACCGCATTAGGCACCAAGACATTTACTTATGCGGGGAACATTTCGGAATTCAGAACGGACACGGACAACGACTATGCCCTCGCTCTCAGGTTCTTTTCGGATTGGCGGTCTGGCGGTATATCTGATTTTCTCGTTATCAATAACCGTGCGTACGCTGCATTTGTCCTTGACCATCACCCCGACATCGTAGGCGAACACGTGCGGTGGACGGGAACATGCCAGCTCTGGGCGCCCAGCATTGGTGGCGACGCGCGTATTACCGAGGAAACAACTGTCACGCTGCCTGTACTCGGGCTGCCCCCCTATAGCCGGATTGGATGATCTGCCATGACATTGCAATCCACCATACAGTTCTCAATGGCCGCCGCTATTGTGGGAACGCCTGCAGTGGGTGCCTCGCAGGCTGCGCTCAATTTGCCGCTAGGGTGGAATTTAGTTAACGGTACCGGCGCGGGTCAGGCTGATACGGCATGGTGGGTGCAGAGCACCTTAGCAGCGAGTACGTCAGAGACCTGGGATTTTGCCGGCACGCTGCGCGACCTGCTCAATAACCTGATCACTTTGGCGCGCATCAAGGCGCTGGTGGTCACCGCTGCCGCGGGTAACACAAACAATGTGGTGATCGGCGGTGGGGCAACCACGCTGGCTACTTTGTTCGGGGCCACTACGCACACCACACCAGTGCGTCCTGGCGGCACGGTTGCATGGTTTGTGGGTGCTAATGACGCGGTGGGTTATACCGTCACATCTGGTACAGGGGATTTACTGCAGGTTGGTAACTCGGGTGCAGGGTCATCGGTCACGTACACAATCGCGGTGATAGGAGCCAGCGCATGATCACATTTATCATCAAACCGGATGGTGGCGAAGCAATCCGAATCAAAGCAGACAGCCGCGATGTCCGACTGTGGGAGCGGATCAACCCGCGCAACACACTGCGCCGCATCGCGGAACAGCCGTGCGTGGATGATTACTACTCATTATCACATCTGGCTATCAAACGTCAGCGGGTATGCGAGATACCTCCCTATGACGATTACGTGGAGACGTACGCGGTAGAGGCCCTGATGGACACCTCTGAGGTATTGGACTATGACGAACTGCTCGCGGTTGTTGACAAAACCATGGCTGCGCCGGATGCCTCACCTACGCGGGTGGCAGATGCTGTTGTCGAATTGCTCGACAGTTTGCGGCTGAGGTCACTAGAGCCGGTCCCTATGCTGCCGGGTCGCTGACGCGCACCATCATTGCGCTGGCCCTGGCTAGCGGCATTGACCCGGAAGTGTGGTGGAAGCAGGATCTGCGCAGCATCGCTACTGCGATGGAATTGTTAGAGCAACGCAACAAACGTGATGAGCAGGTATCACGTGATCCGCGTAGCGGTGCGACTTTCGATGAGCAAGGCCGGCAGATGTCAGGCTAGGTGGTGTACACGTGTCCAATCCGATGAATTTTACCGAGGCTGACCGGACTGGCGACGCGTGGGAGGGTGACGCCGGGCTCACCGGGCAGGCAGCCGAGAATTTCGATGCTCCCACCAGCCTGCCTGGGTTTGGTGTCAATGCTGGTGTCCCTGGCGCGGTAGTGCGGCCCGGTGAGGAACCGGTACCCGGGGCAATGCTCAATGATGCAGCACAGATAGCAGGTGCTTCCACTGCTGACAGCATCTCCGCTGATATGCCCACTACGCAGGTTAGCCAATTCGAGCAGGCCTCTAACCAATTTGCCAGCAATATGCAGAGCTCTGTTGAGAATTTGTCAGGCCTGACCGCTACCCGTGGCGTGGGTATTCCTGGGTTGCCGGGCGGCAGCGCACCTGACCAAACCGCTGCACCTAACCCGGCAACCTATGCCACGCCCGGGATGTCAGGAGTCGTGAATCCGCCCGGTGCTGGCGGCCAACTACCCGGCGCCGGCCCGATGGCTGCCCCCGGCGCACCTGGCGCACCCGGTGCCTCTGGCGGTCCGGGCCAACCTCCCCCTGCCGGTGGTGGTGGCGGGGGTGCTGCCGGCTACCTCAGCGCTAACGTCCCTGGGGCTACGGACAGCCTCACCAGCGCCGTGGCTGCAGCTGCATCGAGCTCAGGCCCGCACGCCGCTCTCGTGGCCGGTACCGCAGTGCTCAGCGGTATTGCCATCATGGTAGGCGGCATGTCCTCAGTCGGGCACAAGGGTGCGCCGGCATCGATCATGGCATTTGGATCCGAGGGGGGCAGCGCACCGCAGTTCGCCAGCGACACCCACGGGTGGTTCACCTCCGCAGTGGCAGCGTGGGCGGCAGCCAATCCTCCCCCACTACCGCCCGCACCACCAATAGCCGGTGCTGGGCCACCTATGCCAGGTGACGGGGGTGCAGTCGGTTCCCCTGGCGATGGCACTGCAGGCAGTTCTCCAGCACCGCCACCTACAGCCGGCGGCCCGATGCCCGTGCCGGGAATGACACCAGCTGACATGATCCCCGGCAGTGGCGGTGGTGCGAATATCCCGGGGCAGTTTGCGCCAGCTGGTCCTATGGCGCCCGGGCCAATGGCGGGGCAAGACACTACTACCCCCGCGGGCACCAATCAGTCTGTGGGCGGTGCGGTGATGGGCAAGGTCGATAATGCCATCGGCTCGTTTGACCATCCCGGTACCGGTTTTAACAGTGAGGCGTGGACCGGTCAATCGGTACCCAATGAGGGTGTCTGGGATAACATGGGTCCGGGTATCCAATCTCACGGCGCAGTACTCGCGGGGCAAGCCAAAGACATGGCTCAAGGTGGGCAGGGGATACTGAACCGTGCTTATCAGGGCGATGATTTCGCCGGATACCGTAATGATGATAACGGGATTGTCTACAGTAACCCTGATGACGCGGCTTTTGTTGCGCAGACTATGCAATCGCTTGGTGCCCAGCCTGCAGGATTCAGTGTAGATAATGAGGCTACGGGTATTGGTGATCCGGTCAAACCGGGTGCACCAAATCCGAACGCACAAGATATGTGGTCTAGTCCATTGGGCGGCATGGGCAGCGTGCGCACGCAGTTTGACAACCCGCCAGAATTACCCGATGACGGTAGCGATGACGGAGCTTAACGCAAGGTGCTGTTACTCATCAGTAACGTTGTGATGGGAGTGCTGTGGCCTCGCCGTCCCGTTCCATTATCATAAATTTCAAGGGCTCTATTGGCGGGCTGGTCGGATCTACCCGCAAGGCAGTAACCGAAATATCCCGCGTGGGCAACGCTGGTGTCAAAATCGGTAAGGATCTATCCCAAGCATTACTGCACGGTAACGTGAAACCGATCATTGGCGATGTGGTCGGCGGATTAGCGTCAATGGCTCGCATGGTGTTTATCATGCCAGGTCTGTTGATGGCACTCGTTAATCCGATGAATATCGTTAGCATGGCGACTGTGAATTTCTCGAATGCCATTAGTGCGTCCAGTCCACAAGCATTTGTTGCCGCTACCCGAAATATGGCGCCGGCAATGCGTGATGCGGTGATGGCCACTAGACTGTTGTCGCCTGAGATCAAAAACTTGTACGGTATTATCCAGCAAGGATTCTGGGCTGGCGCCGCGGCTGACATCAACAACCTGGCTAAGGTCTATTTCCCGGTACTGGGCGCGGGCATGGGTGGTATCAGCACGGTACTGGGAACACTGCGTCATGACCTCGTGGCATTCCTCACAGAGCCTCAGGTAGTCAGCACCATCAGTTCGTGGTTTACCGCTTTCGCCAAATGGGGCACATCCATGGAGCCGGTAGTCAAGGCTCTCATGCCCGACATGATTACGTTGATGTCTGATTTCGCTGCAATTATGACAAACTTTGTACTGCCGCTGGTCACCCGATTGATTGGTTTGTTCACCACAGTGATGGGATTTATCACCCCGATTCTTACCGGCATCAGCTCAATAACTGGTATTGCCGGCGGTATCACCGGGGGAGGATCCGGCAGCGCGGGCGGCAGCGCAACCAAGAGCGGAGGCATCGGCGGGTTTCTCAGCGGTCTGGTATCAGGAGTGGGCTCATTTTTCTCTGGTCTGTTCGGCCGGGCAGCGGGTGGCCCGGTATTGGCTGGGCAGTCTTACCTTGTAGGTGAGCGTGGGCCAGAGGTGCTGACCATGGGCGGTAGCGGCGGATTTATCAGCCCGAATATCCACACCGGCCATACCAGCGTCACGGTCAAGATTGGTGACAGTGAATTGCGTGATATCGTGTCGCATGAAATTGACCGATATGCAGCGGGTGTGGCCATGACAGCGCGCATGGGTGGGGGGTCATTCGCGTGACCGATATCAATTTTTATGCCGCCGTTGCCAAGCCGGGTGATATCCTGATCGTAGCGGTGCCGAATGCGCGTTTACGCAGAGATGCTGAGGAAGTAGCGAGCGAACTAGAGAAACTACTGCCTGGCATTCGGGTTATTGCTGTCTGTGCCCAGTCGATAGCGGTCTACCGGCCGGATGATGATGTATGACTATCAACGTCACCGCCACCTACGATGACTTGCGGGGCCGGGTGCTCATTGCTGCCACCAACTTACCGGCCATCGCCACCGCGGCGGCATTCGAGTGGTCTAACGACAATGTGCACTGGCGATCAGTCCGGGGCAGCTCTGCGGTTGCGGTAGCGAGCAACACGGCCAGCTGCTTTGACTACGAGTACAGCCCGGGGATCCTGAACTACTACCGCTGCGCTGCGGTGAGCTCGGCTGTGCCCAGCTTTGTTGCTGCCGGCACCGCAGCGACCGCCAATAACGCCAGCGTGACCCCGGGCCTGCCGGCGGGCTGGCAAGAGGGCGACCTGTTGCTCATCCTGGCCAGCATCCGCAACAGCGGTACGGGCACTGTAGTGGCCCCCACGGGCTACACAGCACTGCTGGCGGCCGACAACTGGGCACTGTTCGGCAAGCGCGCGGCAGTGGCTGAGCTCGCGCCTACGGTCACCATCACGGGCGGTGCGGCCGGCGCAGACGTGCTCTCCCAGATGGCAGCTCTGCGCAACACCGAGCTCATCCCCGCCACCACGGCCTACCAGCTCAATCCGAGCGGGGCCAACATCACCTACCCGGCCGTGGCGGCATTCCAGTCCAGCTGGGATGTGATCCTGTATCTCGGCTGGCGCCAGTCCAGCTGGACAGTGCCCAACGTCGCCACCATCAGCGGAGCTACCGAGATTGGCGAGGTTGCCAGCACAGCGGGCAGCGGTGCCGGGCAGGTCTGGGATTACCAAGTGCAAACCACGCCGGCACCCGTCATCGGCGGGGCATTCGCTGTGACCGGCGGCAGCGCAGCCATCAGCTACGGCGCGGTAGTGGCTCTGCGCAGCGCGGTCT